GTTACATCAAAAGATGGACATGTTATTGCATCAGTCGTACCAAACGCCCCTTTATCTCCAAAATATTTTATCAAAATATCAATAGCGGACTTCCCTGGCGCTAACCCGAAATAGAATAAAAATGGGGTTGATAGAACTTGTTTATTTCCATAATAATTTTGAACAGTTTGAGGGAGAAATGTTTCATATGATCCATTATAATAAAATCCTGTTTGTCCTGTCCATGTACTATTTACAACAACATATACATCACCAGCAAGCGGATCTTTTAATGACCCGCTGCTTACTTTTAACCATAAATCACCTTCAATATATCCAGTACTCTGTGCATACCCAGGTGTTGTGTTTGGCACGTAATAACTAATAACCTCAAATCTCTCTAGAGAGTCTTCATAATCCCCATACCACCACCATATATCATGGTCGATTGTCATTGGTTTTAATAGATACTCCTCCTCATTATTTTCCATTACATAATTAGTGTGATCCAAATCATATACTGTCGTTCCAGACACAGAAAACAACCTTTGTAATTTCATATAACCGATTGCAGTTTTGTCCCACTTTTGATCGTCAGACGTTGACCCATATCCACCAAATCCTGGCGCCCCTTTATCCCATAAATAAAACGGTACCACTTGGCTATAATCACCAAGACGATAGTTCAGACAACTTCTAATAAACGTCCCATTATAATCAAATTTAAAATCAATTGGAACAGGCCCAAATGTTGATCCACCACCTTTGAAGTAGTCAATATATGTGTCTGATTCAGGATCCATAAGTTCACCATTAAACATATAATAGTGTGGAGAATCCAAATCGAACGCCTCAATTCCCGCTTCACAATTGATTGACATTAATTGCGTAACGTCTCCGTCAAACAATTTTATGTTTGATCCATAATTTGTTCCACTAAAAAAGTCATCTACATCAAAATTACCATCAGTAGTATCTAAACGATAATTTATCGCATGTTCAACAATCGTTGCTGGATCTTGATATGATGTGCTTGATATGTCTCTTACAACGGAACAATTCGGATCCACTCTTGGATCTATACATATTTCATCTAAAAACTCATCTCTTACTCCAACATCATAAAATGTGGTTGGGTGAAGAATTTCTCGTATTCCATTATATGTTTGACCAATAAATAAATCGTCGTCCCAATCATATGGGCAACTTCGATAATAAAATTCTTTATCATATACATGATAAAAAATTAATTCCCGTGGGTATTTAGACCCTCTTTGGTTTAAATCATATTCACTTTCATTATCCCATCTTACTCTCTTATCAAACTTAAAGAAGTATAACAGTCCATGTAACCAGTTATCAATAAATGAATAATTCACAACCCCGCCACAGAACGCTAAACCAATTCTCTTTCTCCTATACCATTCTTGTAGGGCTATTAAGTTATAACTTCTACCATTAATAACGGGTATGATGGTAAAAATACCATCTCTAAATTCTGACCAACCTGACTTAGTTTTTCTATCATATATGGCGTTTGGAATCTTTGCGTACGCCCTTCTATATGGTAATCTATTTGTATTTGTACTTGCAATAAGCGTGGACATTAGATTAGCATATGGCGGATCTGGGAACGTGGTTTTCATATATTCCCTGAACCCAGGTGCGTCCGAATATGTCGCCCAGTTCGTGTCAGGTAACCCTGACGGTTCTAATGGTAGTGTTACAGGTTCATAGGTTGTACCTGATGACCATATATAACCTAACGCCATGGTTTCATTATATGTTTTATCATATTTAAAACACCCCTCTTCCACATTTAACGTCGTTCCTGATGTTGGTTCGGCTTTCATTTGGTCTCTATCATATATTCGAACAATCGCTTTTAAATTAGCAGTAAGACCCGCTGGTAATATATCAAAATCAGCACCTGTCAATTCATTAAATTGTTCATACGTAAAATAATGACTTTCCGACGTACCAAGTACTAGGCTTGGGACTCCACTAACAGTATAGGGGAAAAATGACTGATTTGCGGAATCGGCATCTTCGTCTAGCTCGTTCATATATCCAATAAAGTCACTAAATAATGTCGTTCCTGTTGCTGTCCAACTATCGACATACGGATAGACCGCAATAATATAACGGGCGGTTAATGTATCAGGTGGTGTTGGAACAGTTGTACCCGTCGAAATGTTGGGTAAATCTTCCCAAAAAATTGTATCCGATAAAGAACATAACCCATCTTGATCTCTTGCCAATTCACCTGGAAATAAATTGTTAAGTGTGTTTCCGGTATTCCATAAGAAACTAGGCCAATTGCCAATGTTACGAAAATAGAGGGGCCAAAGTACATCGGGAGTATACAAACGAACATATCGTCCGCCCACATCGAGTGCCACACTCATTTTTAACTCCGCAACCCTACAATAATCATTTAGAAATGAAGTATCTTCAGTTTGTGAATCGGAGTCCGTCGTACATTCTTCACAGTCGGGATAAATTGTTAATGGAAGTTGTTTTGTAAACTTTTCCTGCATATTATATGCGGCGTTTTCAAATCGTTCAGATATCTTTCTGAAGGGTCTCCACTTACGAATACCGATGTTATAAAATAACCTACCTAAATCGTAGAAAAATTTCCCGATAATTTCCGCAAATTTTATTAAAATGGCAGCAAAGATGTATTGAACAAATAATATAACTTGACCCAATAATAGGACAAATTTTACTCGATTCTTATACCCGAAATTTGTTGGAATATAATTTGTACTCGACGCACAATCTTCATCGGCCGCTGGACGAATTTGTTTAATACCCAGAAAGGCATCACGCCTTGCTGTCTCATAATGTGTTCCTTGAAACGATGATACGGTATAAACTTTACCGTAAATGAATTTATAGAAATAATCTTCAGGTATTCCACCGTTATTCGTCCCTAACATTAACTCCTTTTTAACCGTTTTCGCGCCAGGCCCATAATTGGTTGAAGATATTGTTGACCCATCAGGTGGGGTCACTGTAATATAATCTTCGAAAACATCAGAAAACACATACGATGACATCATTCCCTCTTGATATTCGTACTTATCATGGTCGCCAGCGGACGTTGGATTGAACTCCCTAATATTTGGAACAAGATATTTTCCTACGGAAATTTTCGAAGAAATAAAATCTAAACTAAACCTAAATCTTGCGGTGGTGGTTGTGGGAATCCCTTTATTTGGGTCGTTTGTTATTTCTTCTTCTCCAAATTCATTTGTGTAAACATATTCCAAGTTCATTGGAAGGGCAACCATGGAGGCACCATTATCATCGATAACCTCGTCAACGGTGAAAAATTCTAATTCGGGGTATATTGTTACTCCGTCCGATCCATAAACACTTTTTCCTGTTTGTCGAACACATTCAATATTTCCACCAGATGTCTGTAAATTACATTTATAACCAGCATTTTTCCTCATTCTACCATTTCTCTTGACAGCATCACTACTATCATCTGTAATGGTCGATAATATGACTAACGATATAGGCTCGATTTTTATTCCTTTATCAGATAGATCAAAATCGGTTCTTGATATTCCAATCTCACAAAGATCTTCATTTCCCCATAATGGATAGACTTCGACACTTCTGTCAAATGTAACAATTTGTGGTAATCCATCGATATCGGAGCTTGATTTAAACTGATAGAATCTTTCGAAATCAGCTTCACCATATCCAGCTTTAAGAAAATCATAAGGTCTAAGTGAGAAACAACCAATATCTGATAAATCGAGATCAATATGTATTGTTTGTGTTCCAATTGGTACGCCCCAAATCATAAAGTCACCAGCGGAGTTTGTTTTTACAGTATATTTGTAATAACTTTCAAAAACTTCGAGGACTTCTTCTCTGGTTAATATGTCTTGTTGATCTGGGAATGTTCCTGTTGGGACGTGACCAGAATGTTGTTGTCTTTCGGGTAATAAATTATAACGATACCCGTTTTCATCTTTATCGGTTAATTCTTGATATGGGTATAATGCTGAAATTACTGGATCGTCAGCGTCAAGGGTATTTTGTGGAACGAATATTGAAACCTTGGCGTTTGGAATTCCGAATCCCTTGTTAGCTGATACACGACCGACAACGACCCCATACTCGGAGCAATTACTTGACGCAAAAATATCTTTTTGTGAAAATTTTAATGAAAGGATTTCCATGATATCGAAATTCTGATTAATTTCGACATTTACACGTTGATCCCTTCCGATATTTGTGTTGATTCTATGTTTTTGTATCATATTATATAAATAGAAAGTTCCCGGTTTTCTATAAGATACATAAAAAACAAATTAATATGTAGTGGAAGACAGATTTTTCGTTCTAACTTTTATGTCTATGTTTGGAAATCTGATTTGAAAAATTTGGTTCGATTTCATATAAATGGTACTGTCTGACTGTCGAATTTCTTTGGTTGTATCATCTACGTATGATTGAGCGACTTCAGATGATGAGTAATTTCCACCAATCTTATTGAATATACGAATTTCAACCACGTTCTCCACACCTGAAACATTACCTATATTTTTCGATAAACTACCAACCAATAATGGGTCTCCCATTTTTCTTTTAGTGATCAAGAAAAACGATGTGATTTCGGTGATCACGGCCTTTACAATATCTGTTGAATTTTCATTCTTATTTACCACTAAATCGACCTCGACTCCCATATCAATAACCTCACCACTTTGGATGTCTAAATAATCATTTATCATCCTATAATTAGCCAGGTAATTTATGACGTTATTTTTTAATGTATTGGACACGGTATCAATTAAATTTCCCTTTTCATCGTAAGACAATAATTTGATTCGAACTTTATTGTCTTCTTCCATTACATTAACCTTTGCCGGGGCGCCATATGTTGACGGCATATTTTCAATTATTGACTTGTAGTCGTTCAATGTAACCGCTCTATTTTGTGCGGAAAAATTATATGCAACCATGTTCCTCATCTCGTCGATTGTCGGAGCATCTGATCCACCAATTGCGGGGGTCACATTTGTCACTCTCATCGATTGACTCGTTTGGTTGTTTATAGACGAATTTGGACCGTTTACTACGAAATCATAGGTATCCATAGTTGTGATGACGTTAACCCCTACATTCGTGTCTTTGCCCCCTCCAACACGATATTTAACGAACAGTGTGGTATTGGGCTTCGGAATTTCACCTAAAGAGGTGTTATTTAAGAAAGTCGCAAGGTTTACTTTCATCGTACTTGTCATGTAATCATCCAAATTATCCATTGGATCAACATTTCCAGATCCGAATGTTAAAGAGAAGTAACCTTCCGGGGTGTACTCAGTATAAAATTTCTTAGTGACCTGAGTATAATCACCAGCTTTAAAATTATCAGTATCAGACGCTGTTGTAGGATCTTCGATAAACACCTGATCCTCGATCAACGATTTAACTTCATACCATTTATTTGTCGATGACATAAATTCATCTGATGTTGGATTTGCGTTATAGCTTGTTCCATTCTTATGGATAACCGAAGTCACACCCAAAACGTTTTTTTCTGGAAGATATAAATTTAAGAATGGTCTTTGATCTGGAGCCCCAATAACTTTTCGGTATATTCGTGTAATACCATTAACAACGGGAGCCCTTTTTGTGATTGTGTATGAAATGAGTTTATTGTTAGCATTAAAATTTGGAACTTTCGTTCTATTTGTCGTTCCACTACTATCGAATGGGCTTGAGAAATCAACATCCTCAAGGATCTCGAAGGTTTGTCCCCCACCTGTTACTTTAGATCCCGCTTTTAAGATACCTTCATATCTTTCATCTTCCTTATCCTTGTAAACGGGGACGTTGATACTGAAATCACATAGGGCGACTGACGGCCTGAGACCTGGAAGTCTAATCCCATAGGTTTTGGCGATGTGAAATAATGATTTCTTTTCTTGTGCGAAATCCAACATCGTTTCTTGCCATACTCTGTCGATGTGAAAGTGTAAGTTATCTGACACGGCAGCGTTTAAATCCAATAGGACTGAATAAATTGACGCATCATTAAAATTGGATACTAAATCGGGATAGTATTGTTTTGTCAACTTGACCAGTTCATCTCTTAAACTGGCGAAATCCCTTACTCCGTATGATATCTGTTTTGACATATTAAATGTTTATTATTACAAAATCTGATGTTGAAAACGCACCATTATTTACTGT